TACCCTTGACTAATATTGGCTCCGCTTTACTTGAAATACAAGTAGACGATGGAGGTAAATTAACTTGGTTTGTTACAATCAAAATACTACAAGGCACCATAGACCAATAGGAAATAGCCATGCTTTTATCAGATATATTTGACCATTTAAATTATGGAGAACTTGCACAACTACATATAGCTGGTGCCGAGAGTACAGGCATAGCTGCAGAGAATTATCCTGCGGTAGTATCTCATTTAAATATGGCTTTAATTGAATTATATAAAAGACTGCCATTAAGTATTAAGAGCATAGAATTGAAAGAATCCTCTTCAATATCCACTTACTATCTGCAAGAAAAATATGCTACAAACAGCGGCTCTGGTGAGCCTACATTATACTTATTGGATAGTGCTACTGATAAATTTACAGGTGATGTATTAAAAATAGAAAGAATCACTAGTGATGATGAAGATGAGGAAGGCAACTTACCTTTAAATGACATAAATAATAGTGAAAGTAGATACACTGTTGGTTACGATGGACTTGAATTGTTTGAACCGGATGACAGTACTACACTGACTATTTATTATAGAGCTAAGCCTACTAAAATAGTAGCAACAAACTTAAACCCAGCTACTACTGATATACCTATACCAGATAGCTTACTTGAAGCGTTAGTATTATTTATGGCTGCAAGAGCACATGCAAATGTACCATCATTAGATGGGCAACCTACAGACACAACTATGTACTTACAGAAATTTGAAGCTAGTCTCAGAAGAGTAGAAGAACAGTCTTTAATAGAGAACAATAACACACAAAATCAGAAATTATATAATAACGGTTGGGTGTAGATGGCAATTAAAGGCGATACAGGTCCTGCCGGACCTAGAGGGTATCCTGGCAGAAGAGGATTGCCCGGTATAGGGGCGCAAGGCAATGATGGCGATTCCGGTATAACCATCATTGATAATCTTGATGGTACTTACACCATATCCACCACTAATCCTCCTCAAAGTATTACGTTCACTAATGGTGCCCCTGGATTAACTCCACAGAAAGGCTCAGATTATTTTGATGCTGCCTCTGGTGACTATGTAACTTACGTCTATTGCCAAGTGCTTTCCACTGACCCTGTACCACCAATAGATAATGGTTCTGGTAGTTATACTGGTTCTGTAGAAGTTATGCCCACAGGTACTGGGGTCACTTGGATAGATAATCCTGCATTCACATCAGGAAATATTACATACGTATCTAAGAATAGATACAAGCATGACCCAGTTACTGACACATGGTCTCTACGAAACAATGTTTGGACAGTGCCTGTACCCTATATTAATATAATTGATAATCCCGTATCTAGATTCACATCTTATGCATTTATTAGAAGTACTTCATTGCCTGCTGCGCCTACAGGAGGTGATTATAACTCTCCTGTACCAACAACTATAGGTTGGTCTGATGGTATCCCCTCTGGTTTAGAGCCAGTTTACATGACTAAAAGATTGTTTACCTCAGACGGTAATCTACCACAAGAGGGTGTATGGTCTGACCCAACCTTATTAGGGCAAATAGGGCAAGGTACTAAACATCAATTTGGCCCAACTAGTGGCGGCCCTTGGGATGATATACCTAGTACCACTGATGAGTGGATGGTAGTGTGTACTAAAGGTACAGATGGTAATTGGGCTTGTGACACTAGTAATCCAATACAAATTAAAGGCGAGGCTGGACCACCAACTCAAGCTAAGCACTTAGCCTTTGCTTTTAAACGGTCAACTACCCCATTAGCTGAAGTACCAACAGGTGGTACTTACGATTCACCTTTTCCAGTAGATGGTGTAGTTGCTGGTTGGTCACAAAATATACAAGCAGGTACTGCTGATTTATATGTAAGTACTCGCATTTTCACTAGTGATGGTCTACCCCCACAGGATTCTGAATGGGGATTAAGTAAATTATTTTCAGGTGAAGGAGCAATCAACTATACGCTAACTGCGGATAGTCAAGTCTTTGCTTTTGATACAAATGATGCCAATCCCACTCCATCACAGATTAACTTTAGTGTTGTTAAACAAAATGTAGGTGGCTTAGTTGTTTGGTCTGCAGATGATGCAGGTGTAGCTACAGCATTAGATAATAATAAGTCTGGAGTAGATGATGCAGATACATTCCTATTAGCTACAGAATTTGGTTCGCTTACTTCTGTAATAGTAACAGCAACTACAAGTACTTATTCTGATTCCACCACCATAATACGTATTAAAGATGGTGCTCAGGGTCCAGGAGGGGCTGCCACAGAAACTAGAGAAGTGAAATTTGAATATGCACCAGATAACGCAGGTTCTCCTGGTACATGGCACTCTAAACCCTTATTAGTCACTGATGTATGGATGCGTGAAGGTACTTACTATGACGGTGTGCTACAAGGTTCACTATCTGCAGGTACTAAAATAGTAGGTGATGATGGTACTGACATTTGGACTGAGTTTGAATTTAGTAGTGATGACGTTAATTGGCACTCCCCTCAAGTAGCCAATGATGTTTACTTACGAAGCAGAACAGTTACTGATGGGATTCCTGGTGCTTGGGCGCAAAGTACTTATGTACGTGGAGATGATGGAGTAGATGGTAAATACCCTGAAACTAGATTCTTGGGTAGGTCATTAGCATTAGGGGCACCCGCAAATCTAGGAGATTATGATAAAACTCATTTAATACCTGTAACTAATCTGGTTGCTTGGTCATTAGACCCAAATATAGTTTTAACTGGCGATGACGTTATATGGGCAATATCCTGTACTAAGTTAGCTGATGGGTCTTTAGATACTAATTGGTCTGATGCTGCAGTTCAATGGGGAGCTTACACACCTCAGAAAGGAGCTGATTATACTGATGGATTAGCTGGTGTACATATCAGTAGAATGTTTATATCTGCAACAGATAATGGCGGTGCGCCTAATGGCGTTAGTTTACCTACAGGTGGTGCATATGATGCCACTAATGGTGAAACTGGTGTAACGGCTAATAACTGGTTAGATGACCCATTAAGTCCTCAAGGGGATGGCGAATATATATGGGAAACACAACAAGAGTATACAGCTGCTATTAATGGTTCTACTGGATTAAATGAGTATACAGTAAGTAAATCATGGACTACCCCCACTAAGTATGCATACATACCTGCTTTAGGTACAGACTATTTCAATGGTACAACAGGACCAGAAGGCAATGGTATATTCACCTCTCACATATTCACTACTCTACCTGTAGGGACTACACCGCCAACTCCAACAGGTGGCACGTATTGATGGAACAACTGAAGACTTTAATCATCCTACTGCAGGAACAGGTTTAGCTAGTCAAGGATGGGCAGATGACCCTACTACTCCTTCAGGGAATGAAGTTGTTTTGGATAAGTAGAAGAGATTACACAGCAATAGATGGTGTATGGCAAACCCCACCATCTTGGGGGATACCCTCAAAGTTCTCTGCACAAACAGCATTTACAGGTGTAACTAATAACCCAACTGCCATAGCTAATTCATTGTTTGATGGCTCAAATGCTGATTTGAATAATACAGGCGGTTTATTCCAGACTTTTTATGGTGCTGCTGAAGTAACAAATAACACAACATTTACTATTGCAGGTGGTGTAGTTAATGGTATTTACCACGAAAAAGTTACTAATGGTCTCAAAATGCAAATTGTACAGACCACTGGGGTATATTCATTAGTTTCAGATGGCAATTGGACTGATGCTAGATTAAGTGAGTCATTTATATTAAGAGCAGACCATAATGATACAAATGATATTGTCACTATAAAATATACTATAACTAAGAGTTTAAGTGGTAATGTAGGCACAGCTGGCTTATCTAACAGACTAGATATTGCATATAGTGATTCAGTTGATGGTACTACTGGGACTAACTACCCAAGTGGCACATATGGCGGTAATGACTACGCACCTGCTATAGGAGTAGGTAAACAGTATATAGGTAGTAATATCATTACATGGGACTCAGATTTAGATGAATGGATTGTGGCTCCTGTATCTACAACACCTGGTGATTATGAATGGACACAAATAAAAGGTGATACCGGTGATGGTGGTATTAGCAGCAGAACAGATTATGCCTATGCTGACACTATCACAGGTACAGGTAATGTTCAGTATCCTACTGGATTATATGGTAACTCTACTTATGCTTCTGCTACACCTAACACCAGTAACGAGTACATAGGTACTCGGCAGGTAGTATGGAATGTCGGTGGAACTGAAGGTCCGGTGTCCATTACAAATACCGACTACATTTGGACTAAATATAGAGGTGACGAGGGGGTAGGCGGTTACAGTAGTAGAGTAGATTTTGCCTATGGCGATACCTCCAATGGTGCGACTAATACTCAATTCCCATCTGGATTATTCACTGGCTCTGGACCTACTGCTTATGTTCCAGCAACGGCTGCAACAACTAATAAATATCTTGGTACTAATGTAGTCACTTGGGTCACTGGTCAAACAGAGCCAGCAGTATCGACTGTGTTGACTGACTATGAGTGGTCACAGTATACAGGAGACAGTGGATTAGCTACTAGGTTGGATTTTGCTTATGCAGATAACCTAGATGGCTCAGGTAATACACAATTACCAAGTGGTTTACGTACAAATTCTACCTATGTACCAGCTACTGCAGCTGATAGTAATAGATTCTTAGGAAGCAACATAGTATCTTGGATAATGGGTGCTGAATCAGAACCAGCAGTATCAGGTACACTTACAGACTATGAATGGTCATTATATACGGGTGTTGATGCCCTAACTATTTTAAATTCTGCCTCTTCAGTTGCATTACCATCAAACCCTGATGGTATTGTAGATAGTGGGGATTATGGTAATTCTGGTACCACTATAAGTATATACGAAGGTGAAACTAAGTTATCTTATGATGGAGCAGGCATCTCACCTGCCACTTGGTATATCAGTGCTATAGCAAAATGTTAATATAACAGAAGGTTCTGCTAGTATTAGTGGTGGTGATGCCTTAATAGCCAATGCTTCTGCAATGTCCTCTGTTAACAATACTGCATTTATTACTTACACTATAGCAGGTCAACGTAAAGATGGTATCCCTTTCGTAGCTCAAACTACACAGACATTTAGTAAATCCAAGCAAGGTCCTGCAGCCGTTTCTGCTATATTATCTAATGACAGTCATTCTATACCCACTGACTCTGCAGGTAACTCAGGGGATTATACTGGTTCAGGTACTTTAATAAGTGTTTATGAGGGAACTACTCAGTTAGATAATGATGGAGTAGGTACTTCTGCAGGTAAATTTACAGCTTCAGCTAGTCCTACTAACATATCAGCAGGAGTAATTACTGATAGTGGTTTAAATGCTAGTGTTGCTAATGCTAGTGCAATGACTGCAGATACAGCACTAATTATCTATACGATAACTGGTAGAAATAGTATTAATGAAAGTTTTTCTATAATTAAAATACAAACATTCAGTAAAGCTAAAGAAGGTATTCAAGGTGTACAAGGCAATCCTGGATTAGATGGTTCTGCGGGTGTGGCAGGTAATGATGGTATAAGTATTGTTTGGTATGGTAGTTCAGCATCCCATCCTACAACAGGCCTAGTTGATGGTTATGCCTATTATAATACTACCGATGGTAAGAGTTATGTAAGACAATCTGGTGCTTGGTACCAGATGACTATTGATGGGGTGACTGGACCACAAGGTCCTACTGGATTAACAGGAAACACAGGTAGTCAAGGACCACAAGGCGACCAAGGTATTCAAGGTATTCAAGGTAACCAAGGCGTTACTGGTGATACTGGGCCTGCTGGCCCTGCAGGAATACCTATAGTATGGAAAGGTGATTCTTCATTACCACCAGCTAATCCTCAAGTAAATTGGGTATATAGAGACACAGATAATGGTTATACATACATTTATACGGGTTTTGCGTGGGAACTAATGGTTTCAGATGGCTCAGATGGAACTAATGGTGCTACAGGAGATAATGGTCTTAGTGTATTTATTACTTACCATGATAATGCGATAAGCAATACTCCTTCTGCTCCTACAGGGGATGGTACTACTAGTGGCTGGCATCCTGCTGCTACAGTTAATGCTATATGGATGTCACAAAAAGTAGCAACTGATGTGTCTTCTGGTGCATGGGGAGCAGCTATAAGAATTAGGGGTGATACAGGTGTTACAGGTAATGCAGACCCACCTATAGTTACAGGAAGCACAAGTACTATTAGTGGTGTTTCTGTAACTCATGTATCTGTAGGGAATCCAATAACAATTACATACTCAGTTAATCTTGCTGCAAGTGGAGCATCAGGCTTTAATCCACCTGCACCTGTAGGAATACGGCTTAAAAGAAATGGCAGTAATGTTGCCCTTGGTGCAGGACAACTATGGGTGGACTTTAATCCACCAGACACTTTTTATGATTGGACATTAACATCTGGGTTACTTACTTTTGTACACACACCCGGAGTAGGTACTCATACATATACTTTAGAATTAGAGGATACTAGCTATAATACCCCTGGTTTACAAAACAGTTGTAGTATTACCACTAGAGAAGAACAGTAGTAACTATGATTAACTTTAATGTATACTTAGCACAATTAACTTATAGGCACAATTATGGCTTTAGATAATCCAGATGAAAATAGAGTAGAATTTAATGAAGAGGATGCTCCCAAGTTAACTAATTGGGATAATGAACCTAGCATTAAAGACTTTAAGCAAGACTATAGTGATGCCTCATCAGATAAAGATGACCATATAGAGAAGGTCGATAGATGGTTAGACAACCTTAAAGGTACTGGTACAGCTGCAAGGCCTAATGTTAAAGGTCGTTCTAGTATTGTACCTAAACTAATTNGTAAACAAGCTGAATGGCGTTATGCTTCTTTGTCAGAACCTTTCCTCACTACAGATGATATATTTAATACTGACCCAGTTACCTATGAAGATAAGAAAGCAGCAATACAAAATGGCTTAGTTCTTAATAACCAATTCAATACTAAGATACAGAAGAATAAATTCATAGATGAGTATGTTCGTACTGCAGTAGATGAAGGTACAGTTATTGTTAGAGTTGGTTGGGATTTTGAAGAAGAAGATGTAGAAGTACCTAATATAGTAATTCAACCTTCCCAAGACCCACAAGCTAGTCAATTACATCAACAAATACATCAGCAGATGCAACAGAATCCACAGGCATTAGAACAATTACCGCCTGAAATGGGTCAAGCACATCAAAATGACCATGCAAACTGGCATACCACATATGCCTGTACAAGATGGTACAAAAAATTGAACAAAAGACTATACCGCAAATCAAACCTACAGTTGAAGTATGTAGTTATAAAAACATTACAATTGACCCAAGTGCTATGGGTGACTTAGATAAAGCTAACTTTATTATATACAGCTTTGAAGCATCGATTTCTGAATTAAAGAGAGATGGTAAGTATAATAATTTAGATGCAATAGATATAGAGAATAATGACATACTTGGCGAACCAGACCATTCTTCAGAAGGGGATGCTAGTTTTAATTTTAAAGACAAACCCCGTAAAAAGTTTGTTGTGTATGAGTATTGGGGATACTGGGATATCAAGGGTGATAATGTATTGGTCCCTATTGTAGGTGCTTATGTAGGTAACACTCTAATTAGATTAGAAGAAAATCCTTTCCCAGACCAAAGACTACCTTTCGTATCAGTTCAATATTTACCAGTCAGGCGGTCCATTTATGGTGAGCCTGACGGTGAACTATTAGAAGAGAATCAAAAAGTAATTGGTGCAGTAACTCGTGGAATGATAGACATCATGGGTAGAAGTGCTAATGGTCAAATGGGTAGACGTAAAGATGCTTTAGATGTAACTAATAGACGTAAATTTGATGCAGGTGAGGATTATGAGTTCAATGGTGGAGTAGACCCTAGACAAGGCTTCTTCATGCACACATACCCTGAAATACCCCAATCAGCACAGTTTATGTTAGCTATGCAGAACTCTGATGCAGAATCTCTAACAGGTGTTAAAGCTTTTAGCCAAGGCAATAGTGGAATAACTGGCTCTGCTTTAGGACAAACAGCTACTGGCATCAAATCAGCTTTAGATGCTACTGCAAAGAGAGAGTTAGGTATATTACGAAGACTTGCTGAAGGTATGAAGCAAATTGGTCGTAAAGTTATCAGTATGAATGCTGAATTCCTAGATGAAGTAGAAGTAGTAAGAGTCACTAATGAAGAATTTATAGAAGTACGTAGAGATGACTTAGAAGGTAAGTTTGACCTTAAGTTGACTATCTCTACTGCTGAAGCAGACAATAGTAAGGCAGAAGAACTAGCCTTCATGTTACAGACTACTGGTCAAACAATGGGACCAGAGTTCTCACAAATTATAATGGCAGATATAGCCAGATTACGTAAGATGCCTGAATTGGCTAAGCGCATACAAGATTATCAACCACAACCTGACCCACTGGAACAAGAAGCTAAACGATTAGAAGTTGAATTACTCAAAGCCCAAATAGCCAATGAATATGCTAAGGCCAATGAGAACAACGCTAATGCAGAGCTTGATAAAGCTAAGGTAGGTAACCTAGGTAGCGACACAGACCTTAAGAATCTAGACTTCTTAGAACAAGAATCTGGAGTTACTCAAGAGCGTGAGCTACAGAAACAAGGTGAACAAGCTAGAGGTAATGTATTACTTGAACAGCAGAAGCACCTTAACAAGGTAAGAGAAAACCAGTTAGCCCCTAAGAAAACTGCGGGGTCAACTATATAGCCTAACGGCAAACTATCCTACAGGTCATGCTGGGGGACACACGAGGAAGTAGAAAATGAATGCAGAAGACTTACAAGAAGTAGAGATAACTATTGAGGATTGTAAACTAGCGATAGAACTATCCGATACTCTAAAGAGATTACAAGGTAATAAGGACTACATAAAAATATTCGAAGAGATGTATTTCACAGAGCAAGCTTGTTCTTTGGTTGGTTATAGAGGAAATCCTGCTATTAACGATAAGACTAGAGAAGTAATACTGAGAGATATTGATGGAATTGGTTCATTACAAAATTTCCTAAATAAAGTCATTGAAGCAGGTAAAAGTGCTAAAGAAGAATTAAGTAGGAATGAAAATACCCGTGAAGAGATTCTAGAGGAGGGTATATAAAATGACTGAAGAAACTAACCCATTAGAGATGTCTGATGAAGATATAATGAACATGGCAGAACCTACTGAAGTCGTGGAAGCTGAAGAAGAACCTACTGAAGAAATAGTAGAAGAAGAAGTACAAGAACCTACAGCTGAAGCAGAGGAAACTACAGAAGAGGAGACTGAAAATGTCGAAGCAGAAGAGTCAGAAGATGTTGAGATTGAAGCTACAGACACAGATGAACAGGAACAAACAAAGGATACAAATGCTACAGAACCTTTCGCAGAGTCCCCTGATGAAGAGAAGTCAGAGAACAAGTTAGACAAAAGTATACAAGATAGTAAGGAAGATGTTGACAATACTCCTAAACTATGAAGCAGAATACAAGAAGTTATTGAGTCCCTTTAGGGCTAGTGGTAAAGACGTTCAAATCAACAATGTGGACGAAGCCATTAGACTTATGCAAATGGGGGCTGACTATAATCAAAAGATGACTGGTTTGAAACCAAACTTGAAGTTACTTAAGATGTTAGAAAATAACGAATTGTTAGATGAAGGTAAGCTTAGTTATTTGATTGATTTGGATAAAAAGAATCCAGAAGCTATAACTAAACTTATTAAAGAGAGTGGTTTAGACCCTCTCGAAGTAGATGTTGACGCAGCTACTGAATATCAACCAAATACTTACACTGTAGATGATAGACAAGTTGAGTTAGATGGAGTCCTTGCCAGAATTGAGCACACTGACTCTTACGCAAAAACTATTGAAATTGTCGGCAACAAGTGGGATGAATCCAGTAGAAATGCTCTATATCAGTCTCCTAACGACATTGAAGCTATCAATGACCAAATAGGCTCAGGCATATTTAATCAAATAGCTTCAGTAGTGCAGCACCAACGCATGTTAGGAAACTTAAATGGTGTTTCGGATTATGACGCGTATAAGCAAGTGGGCACATACATGCAGCAGAACCAGTTGTTTGAGGGGCAAAAGCCTGTTCAACAACAGCAACAGCCAGTTCAAGCTCCAGTATCAATGCCACAAACCGATACAGTCAATCCCAAGTTGAAAGACAGAAAGAAAGCAGCAAGTACTACTAAGACGGCTCCGACTAAGACTAGTAAGCAGAAATATAATCCGCTATCTATGTCAGACGAAGAGTTTGAAAAGCAAAGTACTCCAATAATTTAACTTAATTTTACAGGAGCCTTATCATGGCTAACGAACGTATGTACAACACGGGTGGCAGTACATCCGATATTGGGGCAACTCAATTTAATGATTTTTACTGGCAGAAAAAAGCGTTAATTGAAGCGAAAAAAGAACAGTATTTCGGTCAATTAGCAGACGTAACATCTATGCCTAAGCACATGGGTAAGAAGATTAAGAAGTATCATTATCTTCCTTTACTAGATGACGCTAACATTAATGACCAAGGTATTGACGCTAATGGCGCAATCACTGAGTTCATTGCAACTGTTATCTTACAACCACCAAGTCTGTCAGACGCAGCAGTAGCTCAAAACGGTGAAAACTTAATTTTCATCAGAAGCACTAGCCAAACTGGTGGAGCTGCGGCAACAGCTGACGTAGAAACCCAGGCTAACTTAGAGAGTGCTGTACAAGGTGCAGGATATACTGTAGTTACTTGGAATATCAACTGGGCAACAACCATTACTGATTATATTTCAGCTGGTTGGAAAGTAGCTGATAGCGGAAATGACTTAATTGTTAAGTTCCCTTATAAAGCTCCTGTCTACGAAGGTGGTAACTTGTATGGTTCTTCTAAAGACGTTGGACTTATTTCTAGTAAACTTCCTGCTCTATCTGAAACTGGTGGTCGTAAAAACCGCGTTGGTTTCAAGCGAGTAGAGCTTGAAGGTACTATTGAGAAGTTTGGTTTCTTCGATGAGTATACACAAGAGTCTATGGATTTCGATTCTGATTCTGAGTTAATGATGCACGTTAATCGTGAAATGATTAATGGTGCTAATGAGATGACTGAAGATGCTCTTCAAGTTGACTTACTTAACGCAGCAGGTGTTATCCGTTTTGGTGGTATAGCTACTCAGACTTCTGAAGTTACTGGTGAGAATGGTGCAACCTATTCTATACCTACTTACGAAGACCTAATGAGACTATCTATTGACTTAGATAATAACCGTACTCCTAAAGCTACTAGTTTAATTACTGGTACTCGTATGGTTGATACTAAGACAGTTCAAGGTGCTCGTTACATGTTCATTGGTTCAGAACTTATCCCTATGGTTAAGAAGATGAAGAACATGGATGCTGGTGCAGAAGTTGGTTCTGGATTTGTTTCAGTTGAGAAATACGCAGGAGCTGGTTCAGTAGCTCGTGGTGAGATTGGACAGATTGACCAGTTCAAAATCATTGTAGTTCCTGAAATGCAACATTGGGCAGGTGCTGGTGCAGCTGTAACTACTAATGACGGCTTTCGTGAAACTAGTGGTAACTATGACGTTTATCCTATGTTAGTAGTTGGCGACAAGTCATTTACTACAATTGGTTTCCAAACTGATGGTAAGACTACCAAGTTCAAGATTAAGCACTCTAAGCCAGGCGATTCTATATCTTATAGTAAAGATGACCCGTATGGCGAAATGGGATTCATGAGTATTAAATGGTACTACGGTAGCATGATACTACGCCCAGAGCGCATAGCAGTAGTTAAGTGTGTAGCTGAATACTAAGCTAACATACTAACCTAATATAGACCCTTCAATCCCGAAGGGTCTATTTTTATCAAAAGTGAGAACATTATGAATAACCCAGACCAAAATGAAGTAGCAACTGGAGCTTCGACCTCACCTACAGAGTTAGACCTCTTAAAGGAAGATGCCGATGCCCTAGGAATGACATATCATCCCAGTATTGGTATTAAGAAACTAAAAGTTAATATCCAAGAATTTATTAAAAAACGCGCCAGTAAAACAGCAATAGTTGAGGAGCCTGTAGTTGCAGCTCCACCCTCTAAACCAATTCCAGAAGACCCAGCTAAAGCTAGGTTAAGAATTGTTAAGGAAGCAACTAGATTAAGGAGAGTACGAGTTACTTGTATGAATCCTAATAAGAAAGAATGGGAAGGCGAAGTATTCACAGCTTCAAACTCCATAATCCCTACCCAGAAGAAGTACGTTCCATTTAATGCAGAAGATGGTTGGCATGTTCCACAAATCATATTGAATGTGATGAGGGAACGTAAGTGTCAAGTATTCAAGACAACTAAAGGACCTCGTGGTGAGAAGATACGTAAAGGCTCACTGGTTCCTGAGTTTGCTATTGATATATTAGACCCTCTTACTCAAGAAGAGATGGAAGAACTAGCAACACAACAAGCTATGGCTAATAACCTAGGTTAATAGGAAGCAATATGTTAATTCAAAATACTACCGTAACATTCAATTGGGATTTACTTAAAACTGCTACAGTTTATGCTGAAGACTATTTTGATTTACAAATACAGTATCCTGATGGAACTGTTGCATATTTTGAAGGACAAAATGCTGGAGCTGGATGGGCTGATTCCTATCTAGCTCCAAATGCCACCACTGATGGTGCTATTACACATAACCTCTTGTTATCCCAAGTTGGTGTATACACCCTAATACTTGGTACAGGCGGCTCAGCTTCATTTACTATTGTAGACACTGTACTAGGTTTAGTAGTAAAGCAAGACACACAAATAGATAATTCAGTTAATTTAGCGTAAGGATAAGTAATGGCTACAATTGATGTATCAGATTTAACGACCAAAGAAACTGACGGTACAGGTGTATTTGATGACTTGATGGAAACCATACAAGTCAGACTAGAAGCTGAATACCAAAAGGGTCGATTAAAAGGACCTGATTACGCTAAAGTTTATTTAGGAGCTATGGAATCAACCATATCTCAATCAATTGGATTTGTCTTAGGGAAACAGCAAGCTGATAAGCAAGCTGACCTAATAGCACAACAAACACTTAATGCAGTTAAAGAAGGTGCTTTACTGGATGAGCAACTATTAAAGTTGCAGGCTGATAAAGCCCAAGTAAACGCTCAAACATCCCCTCACAACGCAGCAGGAAGCTAATTTACTAGCTGAAGCAGCCAATATACCTAAACAAGGCCTAATCCTTGATGAACAGCTTAATAAGATGGTTCAGGACGTATTAGTAGCCCAGCAGGAAGTATTGTTCTCACAAGCTAAAAGTTGCTGAGATGGAGAATCAAGTTCAATTAACTCAAGCTCAAGTCATTAAGATGACTAATGAAGGTAAGTTAGTTGATAAACAAATAGAAAAGATTACACAAGATATTCTAGTTGCTATACAAGAAGTGCTCTTATCTGAAGCTAAAGTAGCTCAAATGAATGAAGAGATTCTACTTACTACAGCTAAAGTTAAGCAGATAGAACAAGATGTAATTAATAGCACTATCCAAGGCACAGTATTACTAGCACAGGAAGAGAAACTATCTCAAGAAGTTCTTACAGAACAACAGCAAGTAATATTGATGGCTAAGCAAGTTGAAAAGGCTACATCAGAAATAGCACTATTAGACCAAGATTTATTAAATAAAGGTTCTGAGAAGAGCTTACTAGACCAAAAGGTCCTAACTGAGGTAGAACAAACTCTGCAGGTTACTGGAGAAACATCCCTACTAACTAAGAAGATACTCACTGAAGTTACACAAGAACTTAATATAGCTGCAGATACTACCTTAAAAGGTAAACAGGGTTCTAAGTTAGACCAAGATATATTAGTAGGAGCACAGCAAGTACTCAACTTGGTTTCTGAAGAGCTTAAGATAGGTGCTGAAACATCCCTCATAGGTCAAAAGGAAGCTAATGCAGTTATTGAAGGTACATTGATAACAGCTCAGGAATTAAAAGTAGATGCAGACACAGCACTGATAGGACAGAAAACTGATACTGAAAAGGCTCAGATACTAGATAGTGTTAATGCTGTACCAGTTGTAGGTGTGATAGGTAAGCAAAAAGCTCTATATGCAAAACAAACAGATGGTTTTGATAGAGATGCTGAACAAAAACTAGCCAAAATCTATATGGATGCATGGTCAGTCATATCATCAGTTGACCCTGATACTGCTGCATTACCTACAGAATTTGGTGGTTTATCTAACACTAGTAGAGCCGCTGTAATGGCTGCTGCAGACTCTGGAGTCACTGGTGTTTAATTATAGGTAAAGACCATGACTACAATAGTTTCTGGTGCCGTATCCGTATCTAAGTTAATAAATGACCCTCCTGACATACTAGCAGAATCCATCGTAAGGGGTATAAGAAGTAATTACCCATTAAGTTTGAATACAAATGCAAGTTCGTTTAATACATCAACCAATATCATTTCTGCATTTACTGCAGGTTTCACTAAACGAATCGATACATTCTTTAATTATGGTAAAGACCATTATTCATTTGGATTACCGGGTGTTATGTTTCGTGACCCTGCAATTAATGAAGAGTATGTTGATTTAGTTATACCTATAATTGAGGGAGAGATTGGTGAAGAAATAATTATGTATGCCCTCAAATTGGGTAGGGTTCGCCCTAGATACTTAGCATTTGAGTATTTGGTTAAAAGTAATCTATATGAGAAAATGATATTTAGTGAACAATTCTCAAGCATATCATTTACTGATAAAAGCACTGGATTTACTTATAAAGTTAAATCAGTAACTCATGTAGGCACAACACTCTCTATTAACTATTCACAGACAGAAATAAATCCCAATAATCCTAAAGACCGTGCTGAATCTGATGTTATACAATCCATAATAATAGACCTTACCTCTGACTTAATATTAAATAATCACAACATACTACCAGGTGATATAGTATTCCAAGCAATCTATATATTAGAGTCTACTCTAGATAGAAGAGTATGGACATTTAAGCCAGCCATATCACCATCAGTTAGTATACATCCTTCATTAGATTTACCTGCTAATATCGCCTTTGGTGATTACGGTATGCCTATATTGCATTTAATTCGCAATGGTACTTTTATACATGAAGACCTAACTGATAATGATTCTTTAATTGAACAAACAGAAAGAATGTTTGACATGATTGGTATTGAGTATGACGATTTAGTAGAAGCAATAGATGACCCCGGTAATGAAGCAGATTTAAGTAATGTATCTAATGCATTCGTTTCCTTTATCTTGAACTTGGATTCAAATGTAGATGTAGCAATTCGCTATATGTACTATGTCTTTAGAAAAATACATTATGATTATACAGAAATGACCCAACAAGAGTGGGTTGATGATGTAAGTAAGCTACGAGCTTATAATGGATTTGGTTATGGTGATGCTGGAGTTAGTATGGGGCTATTCTATACATTCAGTACTATCGAAGTAATTAATGGGCATGTAGACACATATACTACAGTACCTAATATGGCTACCATAGTACCTCTAGGGGCTGAAATAGACCCTAATGATGACGGTACAGGTCAAGTAACAAAACAAATAGTAGAGGTAACTAATAATTATTCTGGGGATAATCAGACCGGGTACAATACTCACTTATTAATACTAAGAAAGCAGTTAACTTCTATAGCTAATGGAGATGTCTCTGATACATTAGTTCAATTGGTTATAAGTGGTATAGAGAATAGGATGTGGCCTAGAGCACCTACTGGTGAACAAGCCTCAGTAGTTAGGTTTAAACTAGATGATGTAGCTAGTGGTGGTGTATTCTTACCTGTATTATATGATTATGCTGCAGTATTTAATGGCATAGACCGTAGTTATCTATACTACGATTCTTTGCACTTAGTAATTAATGCTGCTGATGTAACAGAATTATCATGGTACCAAGAGCCTACTTTTATTTACTCTATTGGAGTAATTAGTAATGTAATAACTGTAGTTCTCATATTTACTGGTATAGGTGATGCTTGGAATGCAGCAGCTAAAGAATTAGGTAAAAATGCTACAACAACTGCAATAGCACAACAGGCAGGTAAAAATCTCGTGTATAATCTAGTAATTAAAGCATTAATAGCAAAGGGTATAAAGTTACTAGGACAAGAGATAGGGGTAGAGTTTTTAGCTGTTATAGCTACTATAGCTGCAGCTTATTCTACAACAATGGTAGATGCGGAAAAGATTTTTGGTCTTATTGACGCAGAAGAGCTTCTTGAATTGGCTCGTATTAGCTTAAAGCAAGCAAAGCTAATTTCTAATCAAGAGATACTAAGAATAGCTGCTGAAGCTGAAAAATTCCAAGAAGAATACTTAACAGAGCAAGAGAAGTTAGAGCAAATAGAAGAAGAATTAAATCGTGGATTAAATTTAACTGTTTATGATACTATTAATACTAATAAAGTAATTCCAAATTTTAATGAAACTCCTACGGAGTTTTTTAACAGGTCTGTGATGAACAATCCCGGACACAAACTTTTGATATGTTACATGACTACACATCAATAGCATTAACATTACCAAGACCAGAAAGTAACCCGATAAGTGGAGTAACGTAATGGATATAACTGAAGATATACTTTATCAAAACAGACAAAATCCTAATATAGGCTTTTTCCAGCCCCATTGAATTAGGTAACCAACCTATACAAGAGGGGTTTGGTACTGATTATTTAAATAATCTTGGATTTACTCCTGAAAGTATATTTGGTGGGCAACAGCAATCAGCAATATCATCACTATCTCTCTATGACCCATCTAAAATGATTGACCTAAATACTGGACAAGCAAATGGTGATTTAAATTTGTTAGGAACAACTAATCCATTAGGTAATAGTGATTTCAATATAGCTGATACAGAAAAGTTCATTAAAGACTTTGGTACAAATAAGCCTGGATTCTTTGATAAAGGTGGATTCTTTGGTAAAGAGGGTTTTACTATGAATTCATTAGCTGATATTGGTTCATTTGGTAAAAGTCTGTTTGATGTCTATGCTGGTATACAAGATGCCAATCGAGCTGATAAGCAGTTTGAATTTGGTAAAAATCTTGCTATTACTCAACAAAATAACAACGTAGCTCTTGCACAAGAGCGGTTAAACACTAGAAGAAATGCAAGGAGCTCAGACGGTAGAGGACAATTTGCTTCTGCAACACCTCAGTTAAGTGCATTTGGTAAAAAAGAAAGGACAGTATAATGGCTGGCTACTATCCTATAACTCTTAGAAATATTGCTGCTCCTGACTTTAGAGCTTCTAATAGGTTATTAACAGACTCTAGAGAAAGAACTTCAGACGCACTTTCTGATGTTTCAAATCTATTCAGGGGACAATATAACAAACAAAAGGATGAAAACACTAATGACTACGTTAATCAAGTTAATAACGCTAGAACATTAGAGCAATTAGCTGCATTACAGACTCCAGATAGTGTTAAAGGCATTGTAGACCAATCTAAACTTACTAAAGCATATAATGCCCAGAAAGGTATTATCCAAGATAATATAAACAAGCAATATGCCTTTGACCAAAATGAATTAGCTAAAAGCAACAAAGCTGCCTTAGACCCATTACGTCAACAGTTCGCCTCATATACAACTAACCAAGAAATTACAGATGCATTAGCTAATAAAGACCTTCTTAAAGGTGTTGGTCCTAAAGCTTCTGCTGATTTCATACAAAAACAACAACAGCGTGGACTGCAATTTAAAGATGCTAAACGCGTAGAAGATGCTACTGTAAAGAAATTAACTTATGAAAAGAATTTTGATACTGGATTAGGTTATATTAATAGTGTACTTGATGACCCTAGTTTATCTAGTAAAAATCCTGCTGAACTTGTAAAAAATCTTAGGGAAAAAGCTAAAGCAGGTAACTTTAGCCCCAAAGTGACAGATGCCTTAGAATCTGAACTATTGTCTCAAAGAGCTAATACATACACTCCTGGTAGTAATTTAACACTTGGGCAACAAGAACAAAAATCTATAGCAGATGCTTCACTAAGCAGACAAACAGAATATGCTGCAGGAATAGATGCATTAAAACTAGAAAGAGACAACACTTTAAAAGAAATACCTACTACACGTAAGATAGAAGAAATAGAGGCTATTATAAATAGTGAAGCTACTTCTATAGATGCAATAGATAATTTCATGCTTAACTCAGCAAGCTTAGGTGATGGTCAATCCTTTAATCTTAATATAGGAAGCTCTAATTTCTTTATAGGAGATGATGATGAAAAGGATGCAATGAGTGGAGCGCAATTAAAAACAAGATTAGGTGAGTTAGCTAACCCACCATCTGGTACTTACTATTTAGAACCAGATAAAGAAAGAGGTTTGCCTGGTCAAGATGTAACAGTACCTGGTGAAATTATGCAAGAAGCCTTAAAAGCAGCAGGAATAAAACAAAGTGCATTAGAAATATTTAGCGGTAATGCTTATATGGATACTACCGTTGTAGAGAAACACTTAAAATCGTCTTATGAGAGATTACATAAAAGATATAAAAGCTCAACGACAGTATCACGATATTAAATAAGAAGTTCCAAGAAGATTCTGCAGCTCTTACTGCAGGTGCAGCAAAAGATTTAGGTGCTAAAGCCTATAATTATTATAATAAAAATAAATAAGGTTTATAAATAAATGGGCAACTTACGTAAACCTCAATTACAGGCTCGTATAGATGCAGGTAACGCTTTTAGAGAGAAGATGCAAAACAGTATCTTTGGTAATAACAAGCAACAGCGTGTAACCCAAGCAAAAGCCTTAAAGGAAAAACAACTATCTCCAGATAGAGTACCATCCTCTGAAGAAAATTATCTAGCGTTAAAACCCATTAGCCACTTTAGATGAGATACAAGCATATCGTGTAGCTAAATTCAGACAAGACTCTAGAGATGCAAATGATGCATATGCCCGCCAGCAGCTAGCGGGAGATAACGCATTATCTTTGGAAGCTGAAACTGGTAGAACTGGTGGAGAAATAGCAGGTGACATTGGAGCATTCTCGTTAAAAAGTGACTATTAATACAGGTGCTATGGTACATGGTGTTACAGACTTCACAATGAGAAACTTAAACCCTGTTGCTCATGGTGCTAGGGTTCTTGAAGGCTTATATAATCTATCTCAAGGTAATGGTTTTACTGCGCGTGAGACAGGTGGATTACCCGGTGCTAGTAATTATGCTAAAGCAAATCAAATTGTTAATGAGAATTTCCTATCTGACACAACGAAAGCACAAAAGAAAAGAGTAGCTGTAGAAGAATCACGTAGAAGCTCTGGTCAATATGACCGTGTAGGTGAAGCTATACATAATGGCGATAGTGAACTTGGAGCATTCTTAAAAGAACAAGCAAGTACAATTGGTAATACTATTGGTAATTATTTTGATAATCCTCAAGCTGCTCAAGATGTAGCAGGTGAGTCTTTATTTCAACTATTTGGTGCAGGTGCCGCTGGTCAGCTCAGCCGAGCTAAGACCTTAAGTAAGATTGGCTCTAGCAGTCTTCTAAGAACTGAGGGAGGCAAACAAGCCCTTAAATCTGCAGGTGAAAAGGGTGCATTGGCTTATGTAGGTGCTTCAGAGGGTGCAAGTAATGCTGTAGCTGTTAAAGGCGAAGTAGAGAGTATGAGTGAGAAACAATTAAGTAACTCACCAGAATACCAAAAGCTAAGAGACCAAGGCATGAGTCACCCTGAAGCCAGAGAAATAATGGCTAACGAGGCTCATGACTTCACATTAGCAACCAATGCCTCATTTGCTATGGCAATATCTCTTGTTACAGGTACATCTAAATTAGAAGGTAACTTCATTGGTGCTAAGGTACTAAGGGATGTTGGTGATAAAGCTAAAAAAATACCCATTGATACATCATCTGGTAATAAATTACTTGCAGCTGCGAATAAAGTTAAAGATGTAGGCGTTAGCGCTGTTAATAAAACAGGTACAGGTAAATTAGTTACAGCTGCTGGTTCTGAGGCTGTAGAGGAAGGCTCTCAAGGCTACTCTGGTGAGATAGTATCAGGAGTAGCTAAACAAGATGCCAATCCAAACTATAATTCTCTTGAAACAGCTCCACAGGCTGCTGGAGCAGGTATTGTAGCTGGTACATTATCTAGTGGTATAGTTGCGTCTCCAGGAGCAATAACAGATATCCCTAAAGCTATAGGAAAAGGTGTATTAGGTACTGCTAAAGGTGTAGCAGAAGTAAACAAGAAGATTAAGCATTCTAAATTAGAGCCTGAAGCTAAGGCTGCAATTAAATCAGGCGATGTAGAAGTCAAAGGACTTATAGATAAGAAACCATTGGCTGCTGCTCAAGTATTACTATCTCCCAAATCACTAGAAGCAAATAAAGATAAATTACCTGAGTTATTAGTTAAAGCTCAAGAGCAAATTAATAAGGTCACTGCTGTACGTGATGACTTGCGTAATCAATCTAATGAACTTATTTTAGAAGCTAAACGTATACAGAAACAAGTAGAGTTAACAGGTAATACGCCTGAACTAACTCAACGAGCTACAGAAGTTAAAGCTGAATTTGATGCAATACAGAAAGAGATAATTGAACGTAATAAGCCTATAGACGAATTACAGAGTCAACTTGATTTACAAAATGGTATAGAAAAAGGTAAGAAAGCTCAAGAAATAGACACTATTGCTAGAAAGCTAGTTGCTGTACCTAATGAAGAAACCTCTGACTTGGATGAAGATACTAATCCTACTGAGCAAGTAGATAATACTGTAACAGGTGGTGAGCTACGTGTATTGATGGGTACAGACGAATCTGTATTCAATCAAGATGAAGAAGTCCTTAATGCTGTAGAACAGCACCCAGAAGCAACACCTGAAATGAAAGCTAAAATTAAACAGGTGAGAGAGATTAAAGATGCTCAGGGAGTATCTGCTGAGATACTTAACGGTAATAAAGAAGGAAAGAGACCAGCAAAAGGTGAAGAATACTCAATAGAGTATACGGGTATCATACAGCACCTAGAAAACATAGTAGCTGCCCCTAATGATAGTACAGTAAGAAATAACTACAATCGCTTTAGAGACCATATTAAGGCTAAATTGGTTCATGCTAGAACCATGTTGGATAATATCAATGGTAAAACTGTTGACCCTAATGCTCTAATTGCAGCTCAAGCTTACTTTGAGGTAAGTGCTAAAACTACTAATAAGACTTTAGACGATTTGGATGGTGGTTACTTTGCTAACTTATTAAAAGTATTACCTAAAGATTTAAAGAGATTCGCTAAAGCAGACGCTTTCATAGCAAACCTAGATGCGTCCCCGACTGCTTCGACTGCACCAGGAGTCACCCTGACTCCGGGTTCAGGAGAAAGCCAAGGGACGCAACAAACAACTAATCCTAAAGTATATACCCGCAAAAACCCTCTTACTTCTAACATCAAAGCTAGAATAAAGAAGGCAGGTAAAGCAGGTAAAGTCTTACAAGGCTTGTTAGATAAAATAGGTAATCCTAATCTCAGTCCTATAGAACATCTCAATGCTGCATTTGGTACTAACCAGGTAAAAGTTGATGGTAAAAGTGTTATCAATAAACACCAAAGCAGTTTGGTATATAAGTTCTATAAGGAACAGGGCTATGAAGTAACCACACCTGCTAATGCAGATGTTGTTGTACCAGAGATTAAGAAAGATGGTGTTGTTATCCAAGAGGCTAGTAACGAAGCACCCACTGAAAGTCAAAATACACAGGAAATAAATACTGAAAGTGAGTTTTATCAAAAGGGTCTAGACCAAAAGGTTATATCTCATGCCAGTCAAGCATTAGAACAAACAATACTAGAAAATAACGGTGAACAAGCTAGAGCTGAATACAGGGCTGGTCTTGAAGCAGCCAATCAAGCTTCCTTAAATGCCCGTAAGCAAGAGAAGACATCTACACCAGATAATGTAGTACAGACACGCACTGACGCTAAAGGCAGAGAAGTGGTTGTTACAGAAAAAGTAACAAATAAGGATGGTGTTAATTATACAAACTATTCTGCATATAGAGATGGTAAGAGGCTATCTGTTACAGGCAAAGTTCAAACAAAAGAAGAATTTGATAAGGAATTTCAATTAACTGAATTAGAAGACCCTGAAGCACTTGATGAATATACTCACATAATCTCTACTCAAAAAAGAGTAGGAAAGGACGGTAAAATAGGTTTATCTGTCATAGGTATAACTAAAGATGGCTCTAAGAATAAGTTAGAATTATCTGTTACCCCGACTCAATCTAAGCCTAAGACTAAAAGCCCCTTAGATGATATTAGAGGTGGTGGAAATATAATAGAAAAAGTAGCAACCTTTAATCAAGACGAGGTTTCTAACTTAAGTGATGAAGACTTAATTAGAATTGAAAAAATATACTCTTCCCCTGCTATGGCTAATAGTAATAATAAGAAACTAAAAGACTTAATCATAGGTGATGGTAGGGAAAATGGTATAGATTTTGTGAGAACAGAGTTAGCCAAAAGGGAAATAGGTAAGTTTGCTGACTCAAAAGAGAACGAAAGGATATTAAATAATAAAGACCACGGACTAGGTGATAATG